ACCTTGTATTCTTTACCTTTATCCACTGACATAGGGTTCTCCGTTGGCGTTTTTACCATACCATGTTTTTTGATGATGTAATCTTCCTAGCAAGTCTAGTACATTATCTGTTGGGGGTAGATTGCGTAATGCAACCTCTATTAAGTCTATATCCCTTACGGATAGATGAAAGTTGTTATTTGGTTTTGCCATGGGAAACCTCTCTTATCGGTACGAGTTTGATATTCTTATTATCTAGTAGTTTCTTGATATCCCTTGTTCTTAAAACATCTTCGTAGATAACCCCTGTCTTGAGGTTTTTAAATCGGTACACAATCATCGTACTGGTTTACCCACAAGCCATGATACTGCACTGTATCGTGTTCCCTTCTTTACTGGTTTCACTCTATGCATTACCCATGATGGAAAGAGTACGATTGTACCCTGTTTTGGTTTGATAACATTCTTCTTGGTATGACACTTGTGAAACTCGAACTCACCGCCCTCAAAGTCATCATTTAACCATAATACGAAACTAATCTTTCTTGTCGTACCATGTAGGAATTTATTGTCGGGCGCATCAATCGGGTCTATTCCTAACCCATCTATATGCCAGTCGTAGTGTCCACCTTTAGGATACTGCCCTATCTGAATACTCTCCATTGCACTGGTTTGTAGATTCCACTGTCCCTGTCGATTTGCAGATGCACCGTAATGTCCTACCATATCAAACAACTCTTGGTCTTCACTCCAATGTATGTTTGTTTTGCGTGTCTTATTATCCGTTCTAGTATTATAACTCTCTCCACCAATTCCAGCAGGTTCAAACGTATCGCCCGCACTGTCGATAATCTCTTGACACCGTTCTGGTGTGATTGCATTATCCCATTTCCAATATAAAGTACTCATCGTATTACTTCTACCTTTCCTTCTGTTTCTATGACAACACGAGCGCCGCAAGAAAGGATAGGCTTATCATTCCCCCCATACCTAACAACACTGTCTCCAAGTATTCGCACCTCGTGACAATAGGTATTACTACGACCTTCTTTGATTGTGATAACTGGTTCGTCTGTTCCATGTTTCTTATTCGCCCTTATCTTATGTTGATTGACATGTATATACTTCTTACCCAAAATATTCTAACCCCCCATCTTGTCCTGCCCATCCAGACTCCAGACGGTCAATCTCATCCTTTAATCGTAGTTTTTCTTTCTTCATACTCGTTAGAAACTGGTCTGGTGCATTCTCTGCTTCTGCAGCTTCTACTCTTGCATGTAGTTCTTTGTGTTTTGTTTTAAGAACATCTATTCTGTGTAATATATTCATTTAAAAGAATCCCTCTAAGGTTGCAGTACCGTGTTTATCAGCAATTCTATTCACGTTACTTTTGTTATGGTCTACACTATCCCCTTTGTGTTCATATGGCATAGTGTCCGATATAGTATAGGAAGTCTCGCCTGGGCGTTTCATCTTCCACTGCAAATCCTTGTCTTTAGGATAGTCTAAGTTCCACTCCATAGTAGATTGTTTCAAGAACTTTCTTGCTTTCTTATTGAGTGGATAGATATATCGGAATTGTTTACCCCAAACACGAGAAAACCCAAGTTCACCCATCTTCTCATCAGATGGTCTTGGGCCGTATTTGGTGTCGTGTCTATTCATCTCTTTTTTCATCTTACGTTGAATGGTTCTGAAGTGTACCTTCTCCCCTTCATCCGTAACATACACATCACTCCATATAAAACCACCATAAAGGAAGTTTGCAGATTGATAGACATATCCAGGCTTACCTACGATACCATCTGCCCATGTGTAGAGATATTTGACGTTTGGTGTGTTTTTCTTCATCCATTGTATAGTCAGACTTTGCATCTGTGATTCACTGTTGCGTGGCATAGATTCATCCATGCACATTTTACCGATTTCAAAATAGTCAGATGTACTAAGTGTAGGAAACATCTTTCTGATAGTTCCCATTGGATTAGTACCCCAACCCAAGGTTAGTACTCCAACCAGTTCTTCATCAACATATGCTCCTAGATGATGTTTAGTTAGTTTCGGCATTACTGGACTGTAATGACGTTCCTGTACGAATAGTGTCGCAACTCTGTAATCTATTTTCTTGACAATCATCATATAAAATTTTCACCACCTTCATTCACCTATTTAGAGGTATTCACTAGTATACGATTTAATAGGATTTTTATGTGTCAATGATGAAGCAGGAAACCATTGAGTTGTTTCAGTAACAACCTTAATCTTTCTAGGTTTATCAACGTCATCGTGGTCGATTTCCTCAATATAAGTAACTTCGACTTTTTTCAACACTGTTTCTATTTTCTTAACCATTATTCGTGTTCTCCACCCTTTCCTCTACCAAATCCACCAAAGAAATGTGGACGGCGTTTTGCTGTTTCAAATGTTGCAACCGTAATTGCAATTGCACCAAGTGTTAATGTGTGAAGTACCATACTGAATACACCAGCATACATACTACCGACAATAATACCGAATACTATACACCACATCCATGCCAATACTTGCATAATCATATGTCGTGTACTAAAATCTGGTATCGCACTCAATGGGTTCTTCTCGTGGTTCATTACCACGTTCCAACAATTATATATCCATTCACGCATTACTGATACTCCTCTTGCCGTGATTCATGCATGTCAATCAGACTTCGTAGTGCCATTTGCACATAGTCCTCTTTCCAATCATCATTTTCAAGGTATTCTTCAATCTCATTGACTTGTTCTACTCCTAAGTCATCAAAACTTTCAACACCATATTGTTCTGTAACATCATGCATTACCCAATCATATGCTTGTGCCTCTAACTGGTCACACAACTTACCTTGTTTATGTACTTGAAACGCCATTTATTATCTCCTTTTGCCCGTCATAGGGTCATTCGCTTCTTGTGATGAGAGAACTTGTAGTCCCCCCTTATTATATGCTTGTCCTATGACAGCATTACCAGTATATACTGGAACTTCTTTTTTGGTTGCAACACCACCAATGTTATTGGATAGACTAGGATAGTCTGGTGTTTGTCGAATGGCAGGGGAACAAGGAATTGAACCTCGTCCTAGTGGTTTGGAATCACTCGTGCTACCGTAACACTTTTCCCCTTTAGGTTTTGGTGCCTTACCTTGAACGTAGTCAATATACTCATCCAGTGTAACAACTGAACATCGTATAGACTTTAGAAACTTGTTGTGAGCTCTCCACTGAGTTTCATACTTCTGTGGATTGATTTTCTTTTTCTTTTTCTTGCGTGTACTGTTGGTATTATAGTACACAGGCATCAAATGCATACCGCTCATAATTACTTTACCTTGTCAAATGGTGGTGTATGTGCATAAATGATACTTTCCCTTTCCATGTAAGGAACATGTTCTGTATCGTGAAATTTACGCAATAGACGGGCATGTACGAGACTCCAATAGTCAACTGCCCATTTGTTAAGATTAGGATTCTTTAGCAGTTCATTTACTGCATCAAGTCTCCGTCCCAACAATTCGTTAGACTTTTCCGTTAATGATGTCATCTGCAACACTCCACGATTCAAAGTCCTTTCCACCTACATACCATTCGCATTCTTCAGTAGGAATTCTTCCATACTTCCAACAATAGACTGTAAAGTTTTTGTAGTAGGTAGAATCTGAGTCTATCTCATCTTGTACCTCTGCTTCAACAGTCCATTCACATGCAACTTTTTCATAAGGATCGGCATCTGTAAATTGAGGTGGCCCGAATATCTCTACCAACCTATCATAAGTTGTAGTGAGATGTCCTTGCAAACTAGTCCCATTTACAGATACCATATCCGATGCTTCAAAATTCAAAATTTTCATACTTACTCCATAATATAATTTATTATACCACCAAATATGGTGGCTTGTCAATAGTTATTTGGAACTGAATAGTATAAAGATACCAGTTCCAAACATAGAAAGTCCGATGGTTACTGCCATCATCATTTCACTCCATGTATTTGCATATTCCATGCACTTACCATCACAGTCTCCAGCAGAACCTGCCATCGCCATCAAACCAAAAATAACTAGTAAACTTCCGAAAAGGTCTTTCATGTCTCTCTCCTTATATTGCGTTCCAGAGGGTTACTTTATGCGCCCCTAAAACTTTTGCCATTGCATCTATTTCGTCACGCAATTCTTGTTCTGTAAAGGCAAACTTTGTGTGGTAATCTAAATCATCTTCAGCAAGTTTATACCACTTACCTTC